ATGCTTAATGGCGTCCCTACACAGAACTACGCGACTGAGATTATCGCTAATGATGCGAATTCAGTCACCGTAGGTGGTGTAGCGGCTATTGACGCATTATCGATTAGGCTCCGGATTTCCGGTAGTCTACTCTCTAAAGCGCGCATCCGTCAGATCCTGACATCCATGGCGGCCCAGCTGGGCACGTGGGATACAGAAAACGTGAATCAGGGCTTTCGGCCCACAACCGCGCCAATTATCACTTAATCCGCAGCTGGTCTAACTATCAGCACGCCCTCTTGTGGGGTGGTTGTTAGACTCAGCGGGGCGGTAGAGGTATAGTATGGCAAACGGAGAAGGATTTACATGGTCAAAGGTTCAATCAGAACTGTTAATGCCCGTCTTACAAGTCATCTCGCTAGGATTAGCGGGTTGGTTTGTGAAGAAGCTGAAGGTTTCGCAAACAAGCGAGCCCAAGCTAAATTCGAGCAACCATCTTCCGACAGAATCTCAGAACGGCGACAAGCCGCGTGGGATCGTTGGATCGAAACGGACTCCAAGATCCCGTCATGGGATCTCTTAGACTCTAACTGGGCTTCAGCGCGGCTTCTTGTGCATAAGTGGTTGGCCGATTACAATCGTAGCCAACTAACTTTCACAAATGGCTCTTCTTTTGAGCCATTAGGTCCGAACGTCAGCATAGCTTGTAAGCTAACTGGCCTGTGGACCGTTACGAGAGATTGTTTCGATCTTTTCGCCTTAATGGCGTATAAGGATCATGCATTCAGACTCGCAACGAAGAAGCGCTTCCTGAGCTATTGCCAAAGTCATAGATGGGACGTAAGGAAGGTGAACCGAAAGCTGTGGAGTCGCTTTAGCGATCCACTTGAATGCTTCAAGTTCAAAGTCTTCTGTATCGTCAAATTTGTGAACGGTAACAGGTATAGTACTGTCCCTAAGAATAATCAAAAGGACCGCAGTATTTGCCTGGAGCCACTGTGCAATATGTTTGTCCAGCGAGCAATAGGATTAGGTTTGCGAGCGTCTCTAAAGAGACACTGCGGAGTAGATCTTAACAATCTTGCAGATGTGCATAGGTTGCGTATTAGTAGCAGTGATACTGCGACTATCGATCTATCTGATTGTAGTGATACAATCAGCCTGAAGTTGATACGTTACTTATTACCCTCTCGCGTTTTTCGCGACATTAATGCTAGTAGGTCAGACATGACCCTAGGTCTTGATGGCAACTTTCATGTTGTCAATAAGGTCTCCAGCATGGGGAACGGTTTCACGTTCGACTTGATGAGTATCATCTTACTCGCGCTCACTAGATCTTATGATCCAACCTCCACAGTATTCGGCGATGATATTGTTTGTCATCGCTCTGCTGCGGTTCAGATCATATCCAGCTTGACAAGAGCGGATTTTCGGGTAAATGTTTCTAAAACGAACATTGATACCGGTTTCCGTGAATCTTGCGGCGCAAATTACCTAGATGGTTACGGCTACATCACCTCCTTTGATATAAAGTGGGTTGAGACGGTTAGTGACCTTATAGTGACCTTAAACAAGGTTGCTATTCTTGCAAAAGTCTATGGTGGCCACTGGACACAGCTCAACTGTGAGATTCGTAACTGCGTACCCCCTGTTTTACTAGGGGCTGCGACACTTTTGTCTGTCGTGTGCAGGGACAAACCACCGTCTTTTGACCTATCCAGCTTTGTTCGCTACGGTCTACCTATTCAGGTGGATCCGACGCGGGCTCAGTTGAAGGTCATACGGCGC